CATAAACAAATCCAGAATTTTGGAAATGGTGATTTATGGGAAATTGTTGAACATAACCAACTAGCAGACTTTAACTATCCTTTGTTTTGGGTAGCTGACCAACCAGCTAATTTAGGTGATGGGACTTTCACTTGGAATTTTAACGTTATGGCAATGGACTTAGTTAATAAAAACGAGTCTAATGAGAATGATGTTAAGAGTGATATGTGTCAAGTGCTGTTAGATTGCGTTTCATACTTTGAGCAAAAGACTGCTATTAGTAATAACGTAGATTGGTTAAAAGTTAATTTAGTTAGGTCCTCAACATTAAATAGTTTTACTGAAAGATTTGAAGATGAGCTAACAGGATGGGGAATGAATATAGGATTTAGACTTCCTTTTAGTTATAATAATTGTGATTTACCAATAGAATAAGATATGGCTACATTATACAATCCAAGTAAGAAAAAAGGTTTATTTTATATGCCAATGTCAGGAGGTACAGGACGGTCTACAACAGTTCCAACAGACCCAGTTCCATTTATGTACAAAACAGAGGTTGCGAGTGGTGTTCAAACTGACACAGGTATTTATAGAATTAGAAAAACTGGTGGTGATTTAACTATTAATTGGGGTGATGGAGCAACGACTACATTAACAGCAGCATCAACTATTCTAGTTTTACATACTTACAATGATGGCACAAATACAGATGTTGAAAATCCTGTTGTTAAAATAGGATTAGATGGAGAAACAGGAACTTTAACAGAAATATACTATCAAGCTGGTGGAGTTAATTTTGCTAGTGATTTATTAGAGATTCAACAATGGGGAACTAAACACTCATTTACAAGTTTAAATTTTAGTAATTCTACACAAATGCAATTAACTGCAACAGATGCATTGATAACAACATCTTTAAGCAATACATTTTTGAATTGTACTGCTATGACTGGTAACTCATCTATGAATAACTGGGATGTAAGTAATGTTACACTGTTTATTTCAACTTTTCAATCTTGTACAAATTTCAATCAAGATTTATATAACTGGGATGTAAGTAATGGAATTAATTTTACTAATATGTTTTATCAAAATAGAAATTTTAATAAAAATATTAATGGATGGGATTTTTCAAGTGCAACAACTATTACTAATTTTCTAAGTGGAGCAACAATATTTAATCAACCCGTTAATAATTGGATTTTAGGAGGTGCAAACAAATCACTTCCAAACCTATTTTACCAAGCATACGCGTTTAATCAAGACATAAGCAGTTGGGATGTTTCTAAAATAACTAGTTTATATTATGCTTTTGCATATACAAAAATAAATAATGATTTAAGTAGTTGGGTTTTGACAGATTGTACAAATCTTGATAGAATGCTTTTTGAAAATACTACTTTCAATCAAGATATAGGTAATATGACTCTAGGAACAGGGTTAACTAATATGAAATATTTTTATTATAAAAATACAACATTAAGTGATTCTAATTATACATCAACTATTGTTGGTTGGGCAAACCAAGTTTACAATAACTCAGCTCCTTACAACGTGGATGCATCTAACATAGCAACATTAACAGGATTACAATTTTTAAATTTAGAAGATGGTGGGTCTAATTTTGCAGATGCTGGAGAGGCAAGAGATTATTTAACTGGAGCAACTGCTGGATGGACAATTACAGGAGATACAAGAATAAATTAAAATGAAACAAGTTACAAAAGAAGATACGTGGTTTATAGCAAGAAATGAAGATTTAACAGTTATTCATTATGGTTATGCTCCAGCAAATACAGAAATAGACACAGGACAACCAGTTATTGAGGAATTTAATAATGTTGAAGATTGGCTTAAAAGATTAGCTGAATTAGGTATAACTCCTGAAGAACCTTATGGACCAGTAACATAATGAAAAAACCTACAATACTAAAGAAGTATAAACCTAAAAAAAAGCGTAAAGGAATACACGCAAAGACTAAAACCTCTAAGACTAAGGAGTCTAAATTGTATTCAAAAAAGTATAATGGACAAGGTAAATAATTTAACAATGGATGACCATAACTTAGTGATGGCTATTAGTGCTATTATAGGAGCATTAGGAATAAAAGAAATTTGGAATGTTATTCAAAAAAAAATGGATATCGGAGCAAAGAAAGACGAGAGAGACGATAATCTTTATGCTAGACAAATTGGTGTTTTAACTAATAAAATTGAACAGTTAGAGGTTAAAATTGATGAATTAATTACAGAAAACACACATCTTAAAATTAAAATTGTTAAGATGGAAAACAGAATTATAAGAAACGCAAAGAATAAAGTATCAACTAGAAGATATAAAGATGAAACTGAGTAAAAATTTAAGTCTTTCTGAAATGCTTAAAAGCAAAACAGCGTCAAGACTAGGAATAAATAATAGTCCAACTAAAGAACATATAGAAAATATGAAATCTTTTGCTGAGAATATATTTCAACCTATTAGAAATCATTTTAAAGTACCATTTAGTATTAGTAGCGGTTATAGGTCAGAGGCTTTAAATAAGGCTATTGGTGGAGCTAATAAAATAATTGACGGTAAGTATGTAGCAACCTCACAACATTGCAAAGGTGAGGCGGCTGACTTAGACAGGGACTATAAAAACGCGCCTAACAACGCTGAAGTCTTTCACTATATAAAAGATAATTTAAGATTTGACCAGTTAATCTGGGAGTTTGGAAATGAAGAGAACCCAAATTGGGTTCACGTTAGCTATAATGTAGATGGTAAGCAAAGAGGACAAATACTAGTAGCTTACAAAGACGAAAACAATAGAACTAAATATAAGTCTTATGAGTAAAAAGTTTAAAGATACTAAGCTAGGTAAGTTCTTAAAAGATAAAGCACCAAACATTTTAAATATAGTTGGTAATGTTTTACCTGACAAAGGGGTTTTAGGTATTGTTAAAAACCTAGTAGACTCAGAGCCTAGTTTAACACCTGAAGAAAAACAACAAATACACAACCAAGTCACAGAACTATATAAACTAGAAGTACAAGACAGAGACTCAGCTAGAAAGAGAGAAGTTGAAATGGCTAAAGCTGGTGGCAATGATTGGATGATGAATCTAACAGGTGTTGTTGGTTTATTTTGTTTTATATTTATAGTGTATTCCGTCGTATATATTCCAGAAGTTTTACACAATGAATTGTTTGTACATTTAATGGGTATGGTAGAAGGTGTTGTTATTGGAAACATATTTGCGTTTTACTACGGTACATCCTCAAAAAAGTAAAGTATAATTTTTTTACTATATTTACCAAAACCAATACTTATTAAAAATTGAAATCTTATAAAAAAAGATTTAGAGACAAGTCAGGAAATCCACGCTATAGGCTAACTAATGACGAAGCTGAAATAATAAACAACTATAGAAGAGCAATAGAAGAGTGTGAGAAAGAGGGTTTAGACCCTCAAACTTTACATAGTGGATGGATTAAGAATGACAACGCTAGTCTTTATTTCAAACAACCTAAAGCAGCTGACAAAGACTTTGAGAAACTAGCTAAGGAAGTAATTAAAGAGGCTAAAGAATACTCCCCTAAATACCCTAAACTAAATTATAAGAAATATACAGACGGACATTTATTATTTATGTGTCCTAGTGATTTGCATATAGGTAAGCTCTGTAGGTCTTTTGTAAGTGGTGAGGAGTATAATGACCAGATAGCAGTTAGTAGAGCCTTAGAGGGCGTTAGAGGGTGCTTAGCTAAGTCGCAAGGGTTTAACATAGATAAAACTATTTTATTANTGTCAGGGGATTTATTGCACGTTGATAATTTTAATATGACTACTACTGGTGGAACTCGTCAAGATTCTACAGGGTTATTAAGTGACCATTTTCTTATAGCTAAAAGATTAATGGTAGAGATTATAGAAATGTTATTACAAGTTTCTACAGTTCACGTAATGTTTACGCCTGGTAACCACGATAATACAGTTGGTTGGATGGTTGCTGAATTACTAGCGGCTTGGTTTAGACATAATAAAGACGTTACTTTTGATGTAAGTTTACAAATGCGTAAATATTACAAGTACAAAAAGAACTTAATATCTTCCTGTCATGGTCATAAGATTAAGGCTGACACGTTGCCAATGATAGTAGCTGACGAATGTCCAGACTGGTCCAGTACTAAATATAGATATATGTTTACTCAACATATTCACCATAAAATATCTAAGCAATATCCTGGTTTATGGGTGGAGTCTCTTATGTCAACGTCCGAAGCAGATACTTGGCATCATACCTCAGGCTATCAAAGCTCTAATAATAAGGCTATAGAGGCTTTTTTATTTAGTGAGTTTGGTCAAATAGCTAGAATAACCCACCTATTTTAACAATCATTTGTTAATAAAGTTTTTGTAGTGTTTTGTAATTTGTATTATATTTATATATATATTTACAATATAATTTTAAAAAATAAAAAATGTCAAGAACTATAAACTATACTACTAGGACTTTTTATGTACCAGCTGACAAGCTAGAAATATTAATTAAGTTCCAAAACAAATGCAAAGAAAACGGACATAAGTCTTATTCTGAAGTAATTCTTAAACTAATGGAGGTTTACAACAATGGATAAATATGAATTCTACTACAGAAAAAAACAAGAGTGGGATTTTTGGCAAGCTAATGAAAGACATAATGTTTTAAGTAATAGACTTTTAAATATTATAATTCAGGCTCAATATAATAAAAGGTTAATTACTAAATTTAAACTAACTAATAATGATATAGAAATACATCAAAATAGATTTAGTAATTTAATAACAGAAGTTGTTAAAATATCTTTAGAGCTTAAAGACTTAGCAATCAATTACAACCCTAAAAGAATACAAAACATAATAATAATATTAACCAAAATTAAAAACTACAACAATGAAACAATTAAAAACAGTTGATATAAAAGGCAAAGCCTACGTAACAGTGTCAGAAAGAATTAAATATTTTAGAGAACATTTTACAGGATATTCAATGACCTCAGAAATAACTCATATTAATGACAATGGAGTTATAATAAAAACAGTTATAAAAAATGACGCTGGCTTAGAGGTGTCTAGTGGACACGCTCACGAAAAGCAAAACTCAACATTTATAAATAAGACATCATTTATCGAGAATTGTGAGACTAGTAGCTGGGGTCGTTGTTTGGCTAACTTTGGTATTGGTGTAGATGCTAACGTAGCAAGTGCTGACGAGGTCGCTAATGCAATTAAAAACCAATAAGATGAAAGACTTTAAAATAAGATGTTCTGCAATTGGTAAGATAATGACCAACGCTAGAAGTAAAACAGAAACACTTTCTAAGACTACTATTAGTTTTTTAGAAGAGTGGAGCAAAGAGCAAATATATAACCGCAGAAAAGAGATATTTAGTAAATATTTAGACAAAGGTAATGCAGTTGAGCTTGAGTCTTTGGACTTTATAGCTAAAGAATTAGACTACTCTAATTTAGTTAAGAATGAAAAGTCTTTTGAAAATGAGTATTTAACTGGAACTCCTGACGCTATTTTAGATGACAATTTAGATGAACATATAATAGACGTAAAAAATAGTTGGGATTGTTTTACATTTCCATTATACTTTAATAGTGTACCTAATAAAGACTATTACTGGCAGGCTCAAGGTTATATGGCTTTAACTGGAATAGATAAATATAAGTTAATCTATACTTTAATGGACACTCCAGAGGACTTAATACAAAGGGAATACTTTGGGGATGTAAATAAAAACTATGAAACTTTTGCAAGTCAATATAAATATTCTAATATTGATTCTAAATACAGGATTAAAGTCTTTGACATTTATAGAAATGATGAGGACATACAAAACATTTACAATAGAGTTGAAGAGTGTAGACGATATATTAATAATCTTTGGGTAGATTTAAACTTTTAACAATGAAAAAACTAGCAATTATAGGCGGTCTAAGTTTAATGACTGCGGGAACTTCATATATGATATGGCACCCACACGCTCCACAACTAGACTTTAATCCAAACACATTAGCAATAGCAACAGGAGGTTTTTTTGTAGCTGTTGGAATAACATATAAATTTTAATTATGTATAAGACTAAACAACATTACGAAGAAAACAAAGAGTATTACTTAAAAAAAGCTAAAGACTGGAAAGATAAAAACCCAAAAAGTAATAAAAAACATATAAAAAAATATTATCATAAGGACTCACCTGAAGAAGATACTACAATGGGTGCTTATAATAAAAGAAATAGTAGAGCCAAACAAAGAGCAGATGGGAATTTACATATTTATTGTGAATGTGGTGTAAAGGTTAACAGAAACAATATGGCAAGACATAAAACAAGTATAAAACATTTAGAATATTTTAAAATGCAAAATGCAAAATGCAAATGATAAAAAAAGAATGGCAATGGATGCCAAATTATAAACAAGTAAAACAAATAACAATGGATAAAAAACCGACAATATACTGCGGAGGCGGTAAAAAAATGAATGATAACTGGATGACTGTTACTGTTCACATAGACAAAGTAAATGAACACGTTTTTGATTATAAAGGTAACAAGTATCTTAAATTAAATGTTAACTTAAAGGACCAGCCTGACCAATTTGGCAAAGATGTTTCTTTGAGTGTTAATACTTATAACCCTGAAGAACAAAAAGAGACTAAGCCAGTTGCTGAGGTTTCTAATACTTCAGATGATTTACCCTTTTAAGTATCGTGAAAGAGTCAAGCGTCTTGAAAGCATTGGGTTTAAGTTCGTTAGATATTCAAACTATGTTAATGAACGGAATGACAATGCCAGAAATAGCAAAGAAATATAATATAAAATACATTGCTTTGATTCAGGCTTTTAAAATACAAAAGAAAGAGTTTAAGTATATTGACTTTAAACAACCTAAAAAAGAAGTAGAGGATATAAAAGACGTGTCCTTTACTTCCGAAAGGTTATATACTGAAGATTCTTTAAATGAAAATGAATTACTAGCCTACTATAAGTATGAACAAAAAAACCACGCCTATTATGATTCACAATAATGACTTTAAATATGACCTACAATTAGGAATAAAAGGTGAAAGTTTAGTAGCTAAATTATTATCTAATAAAAAAATAGAAGTTAAAACAGATTTAAAAGCTAATAAAACTGGAAATGTTTTTATAGAATATGAAAGCAGAAAAAAACCTAGTGGAATTTCTACTACTCAAGCTGAATGGTTTTGTTTTGTTTTGTCAAATGAAAATATAATATTTGTAGAAACCCATAAATTAAAAGCAATGTGTAGATTTTTTTTAAAGACAAAAAAAGATGTTTTAGGTGGTGACAAAAATACATCTAAAGGAATATTATTACCAATAAATTATTTAATAAAATTATGAGTGAAGAACTACCTTGGTTTAAAGCCTATCCTAGTCAATGGCTAGGAGGTGACATAATGTATTTATCAAAAGAGGACAAAGGTTCTTTTATAGACGCCTGTTTTCACTATTGGAATAAAGACTGTTCAATGACTTATATAAAAATGTCAAGGCGAATTGGTCAAGATTCTTTAGATTTATTAATAGATGAGGGAATGATTGAAAAAAAGGACGACCAAATTAATATAAAATTTTTAGATATACAATACCAAGAACGAAAAGAGCAATATAATAAACGAGTACAGGCGGCTAAAAAGTCTAAGAAAAAAACTACATTTAGTGACCCTATACATAAAAATACTAAATCATTAAACAAATTTTTAAGCACTATCAATGGCAATACTTGAG